CCGTCCCACGGCTCTTGTAGACTTTCTAGTAGTCTGTCTAGGAAATTCTCTCGCTTATCTGTTTCACACTTAGTAGTTACAGCAGTGACCTTATTGCATCTGCTATCAGGTCCAGTACACTTGATACCAAGTAGATTCAATACATAATTGATTGCTTCCCCAATCATATTGAGTGGTGATGCTATAGCACCAAGTAAAGCTTGTAGAGGACCAAGAATACTGGATAGTAAATCTTCCATCAAAGACTGAATCTTATTAAGGATACCACTAACCATCTTGTCTACTTGACATGCAGCAGCTTTGTAGATATCAAACAAATAACCAAAGATAAGATCCTCTAAGAACTTCTCTAAACGCAATCCCAGATCTGCCATAGAACATCCAAGATCTGATAGCATATTATTGAACCACTTTGTCACTGGAGTCAATCTATTACCAGTTTCACTTGGTGATAGAATTGCTTTAACAATATCATCAACTACTCTCTTAATCTTCTCTAATACAAATCCCTTAACTTTAGCAATGAATTTCCTGACGATAAGTACAGCTTTGTTTACATACTTTCTACCAATATCAACATAGTCAGTGATCTGACCAGTCCACTGGTTAACAACATATGTTCCTAACTGACCATTACTCTGTTGAGTATCACGAAGCATCTCACTTAAGAGACGTTTAAACTTTCCATTCAACTCACCAGTACACTTATCAGCAACTTCAACTGTAAAGTTGATACCTGCTCTATTAGATTCAGATGCATCAGCAAACTTTGCTATGGTTAGATTATTAACACCATCAGTAATTCCCTCAGATTTAGTACCATCTAAAGGTACACCTGCATCAGTAACACTATACTCAACAACTTCATTTACTTCTTGATCTAGTTGTCTCTTATTTTCATCAACAAATGTTGTAAGACTCTTACAACCTTCTCCAGGATTAGGATCTTCTCCTGGTGGTGTTCCAGAATTAGCGACCTGTCCAATAGATCCCATGATAACAGGTTGCTGCTGTTCTTTGTCTAAAAAGAACCCTATAACCCAATCACCTGGCTCCAACTGTGGCGTTGCTGAACGCACAGCACCAGATGAATATGGAGTAGTCACAGGCATCATAGTGATTGCCCATGGTAAATCTGAACTCTTTACTGCATTACATGATCTAGGATGATGTCCTATGATCCTGACTTTATATCTTCCAGAACGTTTCTGATCTTTATTCTCTTCGCCGTCCTTAGAATGCATAGGCGACTCAATCTGTCCGATCCACCAGGCGAACCCGTCAGATCCAATTTGGTGGATTGGATATAGTTGATTAAGTCCTTCCATGTTTAGTCGTCATAAATTAAGCACTCTGGCTCGTCTGGATGCTGGTCACACCATAGTTCTATGGTATTAGGGTCATGATGATCACCTGCTTTGATCTCTGCTGCATGATGAGAAGCATAATCTTCTAAGTCATGCAATTCTCCTTCAACATGCCTACGCATCTGAGGATTTGTCTGAGGATCTTGTAAGATCTCTTGGTCTTTTTTAATATGATCTTCTATAGATTTCATATGAATTTACCTTTTACTTAGTGGCTGTGTCTTCGTAACCATAACAGTCACGAATAAGTTCCAATACAGTATAAACGCTCATCTTGATTCTGTCAAACTGGTGATTGAGTTTTTTGATCAAATACACACCGCTATGTTCGGGATCGAAATCCCCTTCAGTTTCCCTGAGTTTTTCAGGTATTTGGTTCGGTATCATAACTGTGACCTTATCACCTGCTCTGAGATCTAAGTTACCTGGAATCGAAATCATCAGTTGCTGATTGAACAATGAACCAGCACGTGCTATAGATTGTACCAGAAATTGCTTCTGGTTATCGGTAACTTCACTTGGTTCATCACTATCTGCCTCAGACTCATTTGACGCAATTTCAGTGCCATTATGCCACAATTCGTGGTTAATGACAGAGGATAATCGTCTAGTTGGATACTGGGATAATTGTTCTTGACCCCAAGGTAACTTTGTTGCAGTACCTAGATGACCCATTTTGTCCCAGTTTTCACTTAATTTATAGGTATACTCCGTAAGAACACCAGTATTTATGTCGAAAAACGTACATTCTGTAGAGTATGCACCTTCTCTTAATTTTTTCAATATATCCAATTCAGACCTAAAAGTAATCTCTTGTATCTTATATGGATCTAATGCCTCTGTTTGTTCTACCATTGCTGGAGCAAACTCATATGTTGCAACAGACTCACTACCACCAAATTTCTTTGGATCTTTTGATGCCATTGAATCTATACTTCTAAAGTTAAATCCATCTACGGTTTCCCAAAAGAAATATCCAGCACTACCCTTAAGTTGTTTAGTATCTTCTGCTGTATCAGAACTTGCAACAACTGAATCACTAGCATCAATGTCTATAGATGATGTAGTACTATTACCACTAGCAGCAAATGAATCTTTAGAAATCGCTTTAGCTTGCAAATCTCTAATAACTGCAAATGGAGACTTACCAGCAGGGAATATCTTCATTATGTTAGTTGCTTCATCACTCCTAACCTTAGCTTCAGGTATATTAAGATAATCTTGTAATACTTTTTTGACTATTGTATTTGCTGTACCTTTCAATAGTGCATTTACTTTAACACCCTCATTAATTAATCCTGCTGTACTTATCAAACCTAAAATATATCCTTGACCTTTTTCTGTAGAAACTCTATTACCAACTTTCCATACACGAAACTCATACTGATGATCTTTACCATTCCTATCAGTGAGTTCCATAGTAACCAACTCAAATCCTTGTATAGGCATAGAAGAAGGAAGATTTGCTGCCTTATCAGATATGAATAACGTAGCAGATACTGATGGTGTAGTTATGTCCTCAAAATATTGAAATCCAAGAACAACATCAGTTAAGATAGCATAAGGTTCTATTGCATGGTCTTCACCAACTCTTCTTATTTCAATTGTTTTTATTTCAAAATCTTCTGCTTTCATTACTTAAATGCTGAATAAACAAATTGGTACTGATCGACCTGAGATTCACCCATATTATCAATATGAGATATTGCTTCATTTGATTGATTTAGATTAGCAGCATCCAAATTATTAACGGTAAACGTTGCTGGATCAACATCTTTCTTAGATAATTTATTCATAACATGTTCTTTAGATCCTAAGTCAACAATATCTGCTTTGTTACTAGCTAATGGAGGAGCCCACTCTGGTCTCTCACCAGTAAATCTAGGATCATTATAGTATGCATTTGGACCATGCATCTGATCATATTGAGCAGTTGGATCTGGGAATATAAAATCAGTAAGGAAACTTGCAATACCAAGTGCTTTTGATCCAAGTCTCATACCACCCTTAAGTAATGGTGACAACTTACTCATCATACCAAGACTTCTACCTCCTGCTGGTGATGTCATCATGGATCTAACCATATTAGCAGTTGGACTATTAGGATATTTACCACCCAATAATCTCTGAGCTAGATTCATTCCTTTAGTTGCTTGGTTAGGTTTAACAGCAACCTCTGGTGATAAACCTAAATGCTTCAACCAACCAGGCAATCTAAGACCAGCACCTCTAGGTTGTAGTACATTTAATACCTGACCTCTATTACCCATCATATTACCAAAACCAGTGTTAGGAAGACCCTTAACACTGAAAGGATTCAAACCAGTAGCACCAGGTCTAGCATACTGAGCAGCATTCCAGAAATCTGGTGTTAAGAATGACCTACCTTTACCAGCCCAACTCAGAGCATTGCTAGGTTTAAATCCACCAGAGAATATCTTAGATGCTCTAGCATTACTGGTTCCATGATATAAGTTCTGTAGATTAGAAGCACCACTTAGACCTGGACCTCCAATACCATAACGATCACCACCACCGCCACCTCTAAAGAGTCCAAATATATCCCACCATGCACGTCTGTTCTCACTCTGCTCTCTCTTGTATATCTCAGTATTCCTACGTTCAGTCTGTTGTGACTTACTTTCTAATAAATTATTAACTTTACCACTGATAGTATCTTTAATACTAAATGCTTGAGCAACAGGATTGATAACAGAACTAACAGTTCCTTTCATTTCACTAAATCCTGGCATCGATCTGACAGCATTACCAGTAGCTTGCATTATACCCAAAGAAGCAACCTCAAACGGTAACTTCATAGCCTTCATTAAATCTTCACCAGCAACATTAGTGTCAGTCTTAGGAAGATTCAATACACGAGGTGTTCCTGCATGCTCTGACTGGTTCTTTGCAAAGAAGTTGAATGATGGAGATGATGTTGGTGGAGTTTGTGGTATTGGAAGAGACTTCGCAGTTAAACCACCAGTACCTGCCTCATATTGTGGTACATTACGAACTTTTCCATCAACAGCACTTGGTTGACCCTGTGTGTAATTATTATCTAATGGAACAATCAGTTCATCACCGTGTAATCTAGCTAAGTATCCGCTATCAGGACCACTTGCTATACCACCATGTTCGTAGTCTTGTATATCATCCTCATCATTATCAACATCAAGCATATTCTCCAATTCATTTTCACGTCTGACTGGTTCAGGCTTTTCTCCGATCTCAGCATACCTTTCAGTACCAGAAAAATCATCCTCTTTCTTTAATTCTTTAACAGCAGCATCAGTTTCTGCTTGATCTATCTGATCTTTAGCAAGTTGCAATTGCTGATTCAACAGTCCAGCAATAGCATCTAACTTATCACCTATAGTATCATTACTATACTTCAATCCCTCAGCAAGAGCCATATTACTCTGCTGTGCAGCAGCAATATCAGATTCTATAGTAGATTGCTTTTCATTGATTGAAGATACTGTCCTGTTTAAAGATTCTGCAATAGCAGCAAAGAATACACCAAGTTTTTCATCCTTGACTTGTACAGGTTTCTTCTTCTCTGCAACAGTACTTTCATACCTCTTAGTACCAGATCCTAGTAATGGTGTTTCTGGTTGTACTTGATGCTTTCTATCAGTTCCCTGTGCGATGTAAGGAAATGGATTCCCTACCATCTTTTCCTTTATAGAAGCAAATGTTGGTTCTGGATTTATACCACTTGTAAATGGTGTGAACTGTCCTCTTAAATTCTTAGCAAAATAATCTGGATATTTGTTACCAAAACTACGACTCCTTGCCCATCTAGGAGTCATCTTATATTTCAATGCTTGAGCAGTAAATTCACCAGGACGGAGCATCAAATCCTCTGGTTTCATTCCAGAAATCTCTCCACCTCTCAGAGCACGAGCTTTCTCAACCTTACCCATACTAGCAGCATCTAATAGATGCCCTACTATAGATGTAGTTAAATCTCCACTAACTGTGCTACTGTACCTTGCCATATTATCCTGCTAGTTTTGCCATCCTAAACAAATTCATATCTAATCCACCAGAAATGTTAACATATTTCCTTTCATTGTTTGTCTGGTTCACTATAGTATTATTTAACACAACAATCTGAATTCTATTCGCAGCTTCAGTCTCTAATTCATCCAAAAGCATGCTATTATTCTGTAATTCTAAATTTCTCTTATGTAAATAATCAGGAATACCCCACGTTTCCTGTTTCTTATTTAAGAAAGGATCACTTAAATCATTAAATCTCTCAGAGTCAATAGTACCGTGTTCTTGAAAATATTCTGGACCAACTTCATCTTGAGTTATACCAGTGAATCCATTATCAATCAATATTTTTCTTACATATTCAGCAAACGCTTCTTCACCTTCTTTAGTATTATCCCACTGCTTCCATGAATTATCACCCATCATTTGTTTAATCAATATCTGCCATCCAGGTAAATTCCTCCAATTAGTATGAGGACCAAACTGAACATCAAG